TTGCCATCCTCTTGAATAAACTTCTCCTTCTGTTTTATTAAGAAGGCTTTTATATAAATCTGATCCATATCCTTGTCTTCTAAAAGCTTCATCAACTTCAATACCCTCTACTTCTATTCCTTTTTTAGTTTTTTTACCAGAGATATATCCAACATCTTTTCCATCTACTTCTAAAGTATTAACTATTTCATTCTTATTAGGTCTTTTAAAAACATATTCATATTTCTTTCCTTTTGGGTATCTATTAAGAATTTTAACTTTTTTAGCAGTCTTCCCTGCACCAAAAAGCCATCCTAACCCAGGAATAGCTGCCCCAAGACTCATTCCAGCTTCAAGCTTATTACCTCTGCCAAGAGATATACCTACATTTGCTAAATCTGCTACATTTCCTAATACAGGGAAAGTTCCTAATGCATCTAAAGCTGTTTGTACTTGATCTACAGGATTCTTTCTTTTAGCTAATTTCTCTTCAGTCTTTCTTCTGCGAGCATCAGCTTCAAATTCCCATATTGATCTGCTTGAATTAACAGACACTAGCCAATACCTAACCTATTTAAAGCTCTATCAACTTTAGTATGCAAGTCTTTTAAGCTATCTTTTATAGCATTAATTTCATCATCATGCACAACTACTAAATCTTTTGCAGTAGTAATATATTCTTCTATCTCAGCAATCTTTTTTATCTCTTCACCACATTTGCAATCACTAATATCTAATACACTTTCTTCAATCTTTTCAACTTGTTTTTCTACTTTTGATTTAGATTTACTCATTTATAATCCTTTTAATATATCTATAATTTTATCTGAAATATTCTTAGGCTTACTATAATATCTTTTGCCTTTTTTATAAATCTTCATACCTGCTTCCTTTTCACCTTCTTCAAGAAGATTCCAACTTTCATGTTCTCTTCCTTTAAGCAATAAACCTTCATTTTTTCCTGAAGGTATTCTGCTTGAATAATGGGGCTTTCCATCTGGCATTATAGTTGGTTCCCAAATCTCTCCTGTTTCTTTTTCCCAAGCCCTTACTGCATCCCAATCATAGTCTGGACCCTCTGCATCAAATTTTGCCACTAATGTTTCTTCCCAACTGGGTGTGGTTTATTATCAGATGGTCAGACATGCCAACCTTTAGGCATCTTTACTTTACCACCTTTTTTAAATTGTTCTCCACCTCTCATATGCATACCAGCTGTGGATGTTTGCATAACAGCTTTCTTTTTCTTCTTAGGATTAGTTCCATACATTCTTCTACCTGCAGGTATTTCGCCACCTTGCTCAAATGCAGGGATTATGTCTTTAAATAAATCCCAAAGACTTTTGCCTTCACCCATGTTCATATAGTTACGAGCTTCTTCTAAAGATAGAGTGTCTGAATAGCCTGGATTAGCTTTTATATTTTGTCTTAATGCATCTGTAAATATTTGTCTTCTTTTTTCTTTGCCACCTTCACCTTCAATAAACTTAGCTAAATGTCTTTCATCACCACCTTGAGTTCGAGCAGTATATCTTGCTACACTACCACCTGGAATCCTTTTATGTGCAACCTCTTCTAAAGATGCAGAATCTAATATATCAGCTATTACTCTACCACCACTTTGGTATTCTTTTTCCATTTGCATAGGCTTACCAGTCATAGCAGCCCAGGCTTGAGCTTTCTGCATTCCAGCTTTAGTGTAAGGAAATTCTACTCCATCTACTTTTGGCATATTAAGCCTCCTTTAATTTAGGTCTTTGTGTTGCTTCTATTTGTTGAGGCTCAAAGCCTTGGAACAATGCACCTGTAACCTCTGTTGTTTTTTGGGTTTCTTTAAGTTCAAGTATCTCACTTAGTTCAAATAAAGCTTTAAGCTTGTCAGAGTCTTTCTCAGCTTCTAATGCAATATCTCTAATTCTACCTAATACAACCTCTGGTGTGATGCCTAATTCTTGAAGAACAGGCTTAATCTCTTCTTTCATAACTTTCTTTACTCTTTCAGATTTAAGTAAAATACCTGCCTGTAATTTAGCATACTTTCTATTATTAGTTCTATACACTTTTAGATAGGCATCTTCTGGTAAAACACCCCTTACGATGTGCTGTGCAAAAAGAGTTTCGTTAATTGTCAATTCTTTCCTAGTCTTCTTTATCTTACCAGAGAGAGTATATATATCTTCTCTCTTTTCAGTATCCATATGTTTAGCTTTCTCAGAAAAAGTGCCAGTACAAGTGCCAAAGAAATGAACAATCTTTTGCTTACCTCTTTTGGTTCTCATTTCATTCTTTCTTAGGATCTGAATAATACAGCCATCATCAGCTAACACCCAGTCTCCTATCTCTGCTTTTCGCCAGTCTTTAAGATAGACTAAATCTTCAGGTAGTTCATCTAAGTCTTCATAGACATGATGTTCAATCTTCTTTATTGTATAAGTTCTCATAAGGCAAACTTACAACACTTTTTTCAAAAATTGGAGCATTTTAATACTCACTCTTATAATGCTTGGGGTGGGTTGGAAATAGGATTTCCATATATTGTTTTTGGTTATTTTTGGTTTTTAGTTATTTAATATTAATTAATTGAAAGGATGTATAATGACTAATGACTTAGTTAAAGCAGCTGTGTTGAATGCAGTGAAGTTAAGTGGTATTGCTGCCAATGTAACAGCATCAAAAGAGATGTCTAGGAAGTATCCTAATCAGAACAAGATAGACAATCTGTTAATGAGAAGTATAGAATCTGTTCAGCAAATGAGTTCTATAATGGAAGGTGCAGACAATGCTGGTAACAATCCATTAACTACTCTTATCAATGCTCTTTCAGCACAGGGTCAGCAACCTCAAGCTCAACAGCCAGTTGATGAGACTCCAGCATGGGCTAAGGAACTGATTAAGAAGACTGATCAGAATCACAGAAGTCTTACTAAACTACATCATAGAGTTGATGCAGTTGAGAATGCACAGCCCTCTACTTAGAGGGTTTGTGTTCTTTAAGTAGTATATCACTATCATAAGTTTGATAAAACAGGCTAAAACAGGCAGTTACAGCTTCATAAAGCACTGCATATAATAATACTAAAAGCCTTAGTCTCACTATGATTTGTGAATACTCTTACACTTAGACTTATACTAATAGAAATCGAGACGCTATTGATGATTGATAATCATATGTCACTTAAAGGCAACAGTAGTGAAGATTGAGAGAATGTTCTCAATTAATCATGGTCAAGACTTTATCAACTTACCATGGATGACCTAAGCATGTCATTGGATAATCTTTTCCAAACAACTGCTTATTTTTTACTTATCCACAACTTACTAACATAAGGAGATACTACAATGAATGTTAATAAAATAAACTTAGGTTATAATTTAAAAGACAAAGAACTTAAAGCTAAACTTTGTGAATTAATTAGTGATGTATCAAGACATATTGAAAGCAATCTTAAAACAGACTGGGATTTTACTTTTTGTAAAGACTGCTTTTGTGATAAAAAAGGTCGAACTATAGATGATCTTACAAGAATTGATGGTGGCTTTGTTGAATATATAATCTCAGCTGTTAAAGAGAAAATAAAATCAGATAAAGCTAATGATATACTTTTTGTAGATAGCACTACTGAACAAGACTTTGAAGACTCATTGCTTCATGATCAAGATGAAAGGGAGGAGTTATAATGCATCCATTTCCTATTAAATATGAATGTGTTGATTGCAATAAATCTATAAGCACTTATCAAGCTGAAGCAACAGGTGGATTTTGTAATTCGTGTGAACCTCAGCCAGTATATGAAGATGAAGCTTGTCCTGAATGTAAAGTTCCATATCATTTAGAGCATATCTCTCAAGAGTCTTATAAAGACTATAGAAAAGCTTCAGTTGCTTATTTCTATCTAACTAATCATTGGCTTGTAAAACTTGCAGCTAAATTTAAAATAATTAAACTATAAGGAGATACTATGGATAAAATGACACACTTAATGGGTTACATTGATAAAGATTTTAATGTGACCCAAGACTCTAGCAAAGCAGTTAAAAAGATTATACTCAAAGGAATCAACTGGGTAGAACAAGGAGTAGCTGAAACTTATAATACTAGAGTAGAACTAGAAGATATTAAAAAGGAGAAAGCATAATGGGTGTACATGAAAGACTCATGATAAGCTTTGCTGTTATAGCAGAGCAATTGATGGTAAAAAACAGGGAGAGTAAAGAACCAGAGCATCCTGTTAAAGTAATGATGAATACTATGAACTGTTTGTTAGCTAATGAATTTGAAGGTGAAAGTGTTGATGAAACCTTTAAAGCTTTTAAATTTGCTGATGAACAGAAGAAAGAAGAGATGTTTGAACTAGCTCTTCATTTTGTAGGAATGTCTATTGCTAACATTGAAGCATTTGTTGAAAAGTATTTTGATGAAAAAGATACTGAAATTTCAGATGCAGTTAGTGATCTTAAACAATTACTAGATAACACTGGTCTATCTTTAAACTAAATTGAAAGGAATAACTACTATGTATATAAGAATTAAAAGTCTAGTCATAAAACTAGAAAACATATTGTATATAAATAGAGACTACAACTCTTCAGAAGTTATAAGAATACATGATGGAGTGAAAGATCATTACATTAGAGTAGGTCATAAAAGCTATGTTGAGATTTATACTGACCTGCTTGTTAAGATGTTAAACTTTGACCATACATCTAAAAACTCTGTAAAGAACTTTGAAAAACTGACTGAAAGTCTTGATAACTTAAATAATAGTAAGCCAAGTGATTGGGATTAAAGAATTTATTGCTACTATTATAACTATAAGTATTATACTTTGTGCTCTGTTTTATACACTAGCAGTTATAAATAATAGTTATGAAGAAGTTGCAAGACTTAAACCTTATGAAACTAAATCAAAAGTTCTTGAAGATAGAGTCGAGTATCTTGAGGACTATTTAAAACAACAGGGATATAAATTTTGAATATATATAATATATATACTTAAAGAGATATGTCCAAACATATAAATACAGGGTGTAGTTAGCTCCTAGCTACGCTCTGTGGATATGTTGATAACTAGAAAAGGAATCCAAATGAAAATAAATGTATGTGGTGAAGACTTTGAGATAGATGCTAAACCCATAACTCTTATAGTAGGTCCTGAAATATCAGACTACAATAATAAGTATGAAGGTTGTTATATATTAACAGACTCAGATGCTATAATGTTTCATGAGTGGATAGTAGATAACAATAAAAAGCTACATCCAGAGTTTCATAAGTATCTTGAAATCTTTAACAAAGGTATTAGTGTTAAGTCTCATAAGGTTGAGTATGATAATCCTAAAGAATTTGGTAGAGGTAAGCATCAAATCTTTGGCTTTATAGATACTATACTTAAGATACAAGATAAATGTGTGTCTATAGCTACTAGAGGTATGGATAATAATATGCATCCAAGTAGACAAGTAGCTTTAGGAGATTTACTTATAGCTTTAAGTGAAAGAGGCAAAAAAATAATTGACTCTTATAAAAAACTTGTAGAGATCTATGGTCTTGAAAGTGTTACTAATAAATTAATCAATGGTTACAATATAATTGAATCATAAAATAAATAGGAGGTCGTATGACTGAAGAAATTAAAAATCCATTTGCTATAAAACAACAAGTAGAAAGATTAACTCAAGAAGTTGAGAATCTTAATAGAGTTGTTAAAAAACTAGTTGGTTTAAGTGAGTTTTATGATATACCAGAGGTAGATGAGAATGCTGAAACCTTAGAAGATAAACTAAGAGTTGAGCATACTCCAACACTGGAAGAATTAGAACAGCTTAATATTCCTGAAGAAAGAGAAGATAAAAGTCTTTTCAAATCTATTGCTGATGCACATATAGAAGGAGTGAAAGATCTTAATAAGATATTCAATCCAAAAGGAATAAAGTTTGAGTAAAACTAAAGAAGAGATAGTAGCTCAAGTTAAGAAAAATACTTGGGCTATAAAGTCTTTAAACAATAAAACTGAAGACATCAATGCATTATGGCATTGGTGTAAGTGTCTTGAAGAAACAAACAATAAGTTAAAAAAGGAATTACAACAACTACATGAAGAAATTAATAAGGTCAATACCAAAACATATAAATGATAAACTAAAACAGATATATTCTGATAGCCCTATGGGTGAATGGATGCTAAGGTATGAAAGAATATCTTATCATGAACTTGCAACTAACAGAACTGCTAAAAAGCAAATAACCAGCAGATCATATGGAAAGGTAGCACAATGAGTCTTAATCCAAACAAAAACTATGGTGGAACTTTTTATAATACTAATAAAGAATATGGTGAGCAACTTGCTAAAAGCAAAAGGATTGCTTTAACTCAAGAAGAAGTTATAATGTCTTTATTTAATACTTATAGAAATATATATGGTAGAATAATTCATATGTCTCCTTCTTATATACAAGGTATATGGATAAATGGAGTAGATAGAAAGAAATATCCTCCTATAACATCCATCAGGAGAGCTATGACAAACCTTACAACAAAAGGTATGCTTATAAAGACTGATAAAATGACTGAAGGTGAGTATGGTAAGCCTGAACATTGCTGGAGATTAGCTAAAGAAGCTGATAAACAATTAGAATTATTGTAGTAGTTATCTCCTTGATAACAAAGAGACGAAAGGGTGGCATTAGCTGCCCTTTTGTATTTCAGGAGTATATATGAAAGAGTTTAATAAATACAAAAAGAAGCCAGAGTCTTATCATGTAATATGTGAGACTAAAGCTTGTACCAATTATTACAATGCAACATACAGGGATGCAGACGGATACTGTAAACCTTGTCAAAAAAGGAGAAAAGATGAAAGGATTAGATCCAATAGAGCGAGCTGATATAGTTCGCCAACAAATAAGAATCTTAGATAATGCTGAAGGCGTTACACAAGATGTAATAGATAGAGCTAATGACTTACTGCTACATGCAGAAGAGGAAGAAGCTAATTATATAGCTGAATGTGACTATATA